ACATGTAGTGTGGTTAATGGACTCGTCGTTCCAATACCGACCTTACCATCAATACCAATTCTTAAGACAGATGTCGATGAACCGCCAGATGTTTCGAAAGAAGCAATTGCTCCAGTATCATTTAAACCATCATTTCTTGATACGACTCTTAATGTTTTGCCAGAATTAACTCCAGAAGATCCTCTATCATCTAGGATATAAACCCCATCTGCAGATCCACCAGAAGTTCTTGAGAGATTAATAAATGTATTAACTGTATCTGTATTGTTGGATACAGCGAACAATCCATTAGTTGTAGTAGAAGTTCCTATGGCTATAGCACCATCTGAAGCAATTCGAATTCTTTCTGTACCACCAGTAGAAGCTGCAATTGTATCTTCAGCTGGGAACCAGAAACCAGTATTAAGATCACCAGTATTAGTTATGGAAGGAGCAGAAACAGATCCATCTCCAAATGCCCCAACACCAGCTACAGTTAATAATGCATCTGGATTAATTGTTCCGATACCAATTTCACCAGTTGATATTATTCTTATTCTTTCTACACCACCAGTAGAAGCTGCAATAGTATTTGATAGCGGGAACCAGAAACCAGTATCTAAATCTCCAGTATTTGTAATCGATGGAAATCCAGTAGCACCATCACCAAAGGCACCAACTCCGGATACAGTTAATAATGCATCTGGGGATGTTGTACCTAAACCTAGTCTATTATTAGTATCATCCCAATATAGATTTGTTGTATCCCATGTATACGAATCAGTTGGTGAACCAAATAATACAGCACCAGTAGGAACATCTGGTGTAATTGCAGATATTTTAATTTTCTTTAATGAAGAAGAATCATATACAAGAAGATAATCAGTTGCTCTTGTTGTATCTGTTAATGACGTAATTTCTGATTTGTTTTCGATCGATCCGATAGTTAATGACGCAATCACATCAGAATACATTTGTGGTGTAAGTACTGCACCAGTTCCACCACTAGTTGGTGTTATTGTGATTGTTGGTAGAGAAGAATAACCATAACCACCATCAACTACCGTCTTACCATTTATATTACCAGATCCAACTGTAACTGTTGCTCTAGCATTTCTACCAACGAATAACCAATTATTTGCCAAACCATTTGAATGTAGAGGAACTATTGAATTATTCGGAATTGCTGTTGTTGCTTTATAGAATTTGTATGATACACCTGTTGCACCAGGAATAGCGAATGCGCTCGAAACAATAGTTCCTGCATTGAATCCAGTAGATCCAACAACAGAATCAATAGTTGTTCCAGTTGCACCAGGAAAACCAGTAGATCCAACATATGGATTTGAAAAAGTAATAGTTGGGGCAGCAGAATAACTTATACCAGCGTCAGTAATTTTTATATCTCTTACAATTTGATTATTAGATGGAATTGTTACTGTTAGATCGCCTAAATTTTGATAGGGTGAATCTGTATTATAATAAGTTCCAAAAGCTTTATTTGTATTAGTTAGAGATGGAGAATATTGACCCCAATAGACAATAAATTCTCCAGTATTAAATGGTTCTACAGTAGTAAGTGTACCTTTTCCAACTAACTCAAATTGTTCAAATCCTTCATTTACTTTAGAAGCCCATTGATTAAGAGTATCACTATTTTTTAATCTTGGTAAAGACATTATTGTTCCTTATTCTTACATAAGCATAATAATAATTGTTTAATTTCAGATATCTCTTGCTTAAGAGTATTTATATCATGTACAGAATTCTGTAAATAATGTATTTCTTCTTTGATCGAATTCAAATAATCTAATTCAAGTTTTCTTTTTAAAGTTTTTTTTCTGAATTCTTCTCTGGCTATATCATCAGTTACTAATATAGCCTTTGAAGAAGTATCTCTAACTAATTTATCAACTTCAGTGTTTATTAACGACATATTAAATCAATCTATCCAAAGCAATTGCTCTGAAGTCTGCTATTTTAGGAATTACTGTTGTGTCTGAAGATAAGAACACAATCTTTATTGCAAATTGATTGAATGATTTATAAACCACCCATCCATTCTGTGCACCATAAGAAATATTTGCAGGATATGCATCACTATCTGGTCTAAAGATATATTCTTTAAAATCTAAGTTATCTAGAGAATATGAATTATCTCCAGGATATTCTTTTTGCATTTCAATCCATGATTTGTTTGATAGAATATCAGTGTCTTCTGCAGCCTTTATCTTATAATAAACTTTGATATCTGTTCCTGGTAATCTTACTGCAGTTAGATAAACTTTTAAGTAATCCGCTGGAGATTGCAGAACCACTGGTCGAGTGATATACTTCGAAGCTGCAACACCACCTGTAGGGAATGTTTCAGATAGAGAATAAACTGTAGCACCAGAACCAATAGAAGATGCTCCAACTAGTGTACCAGTTGCTCCTCCTATTGCATAACCAGAACCAAGAGCTCCTCTTTGAACTGTTATACCAGTTGCACCAGAATAACCCCCACCAGATGTGACATACATATATTCAGAATCTATCTTAATCAAAGAACCATTCTGGATATATTGTGTAGAATTCACACCAATTACTGTAGAATTAAATCCTGTAGCACCAGTTGTTGTGGTTGTTGTTTCGGTAATATTATTGATATCATTTTGAATAGTGATAAAATTATTCTTTTCCATATCAATTACTGGAGACACATGATTTGATGTAACATTTCCAACTACTCTATGTTTAAATGATTCGGCATTAGCAACAATTTCTCTTCTACCAGAGAATTCATAATTCTTATTAGTTAAGAATGTTGTATATGATGAGTCAAGAGAAGACCCATCTGGTTTAGAGATAAACGAACTAGTAACTGTTGTATTTGGGAATTCGATTGTTGATAATCCCACCCAAATTACATCAGCATATCCATCACCAGAAGTTTTTCCAGTAAATGTCACATTTCCACTTACAGTACCAGAATTGACAACAGTTAATGTTATATTAAAACCATCAATGTATAGTATTTCAGCAGAAGAACCTATTCCTGTTCCAGAAACGGATTGACCGACAGAAAGATCATCAGTATTATTAACTGTTATGATATATGAACCAGAAGATCCTGTAGCCGTCTTTGTTCTTGTTTGAACAGTAGCATAATCAGTAAGTACTGCAGTAAAAGATCCTTCTGTGAATGAACATCTCTTTAAATTAAATTTCAGATCTTGAGTTTGTTCTGCAGTCCATGTAGAAGAATTTTGTGATTTAAATAGAGATCCAACATAAGGTTGTTGTGTAATTAGATCATTAGAATCAACTTTCTTCTGACCAATTTCAGCAATCCAAGCTTCATAATTTTGTGAATTTGCTAAAATCACTATAGAATATTCGCCAGGTTCAAGATATACGATTGATGGGAATTGGAAATTGGTTGCCGTTGAAGCAGTAGCACTTACATTAACAGAAGCGGGTGCTAGTGTTTTTTCTGCGAAAGGAAGAATTGTTGTAGATGAAGGATATCCATTTACAGTAGGTCTAATCTGCACAGTAACTGGGATAGAAGAATCCTTAGTTTTAAAGAATACATCAACAGAATCTAAGAATAATCCATTAGGAAATATAGTTGGATCTACAAAGAATGTTTGTGCCAATGGATCCTGAGGAACTGGAATCTGAGGTTCAGGTGTTCTGATGTTTATAGATTCTGTTTGTTTGTGTAACAGAATTCCATTTGCTGTATATCTTGCTTGAGCAAATGTCGTTTCTAATGCTTTATTATTTTCAGAATTATCTGATAATCTTAGAATTCTATCACCAACTAAGAACGTTGCATCTGGAATTGTAAATGTTCCAGATATAGAACCAGACGCATCTGTAATGTTTCCTGATGTCCATGATACATATCTAGAAATTAAAACATCATCAAAGAATGGATACAGTACAGTTCCTGGTTTTAGACCAGTAGCAGAAAATGATATTGTTTTCGATCTCATCCATTGCGATGAAGAAACGTCTACAACTCTATCTGCAAATCTTACAGTATTTGTTCTTGTATTTAATTGTTGTTGATTTTGAACTCTTGTTCCAGTCGTTGTTATTGCTGGAAATGGAGCAGCAGGAACAGTACCACGTATTTCAGCTGTAGCTGTTACACCATTTCTCCAATTTCTCCATTGCGCTCTTCTAGTATTATCTGGTCCAACATTTCCTGTTCCTGAAGGAACATTAACTTCTTCATATCTCCAATCAGAGATATCAAACATCCCATTTCTAGGATCTAGATTAACAGTTGCTGCAGGTCGACCTGCGCCCAATTGGGCTCTCATGAATAGATCTTCTGCGTCTTCAGTTTCGCCATTGAAATTTGTTTCCCAAGAGTTCCATCTTGAACCAGAGAAATCAATACCTGTTTGGATATTATCATTAGTACCATTCATATTAATGATATTTTCAGGTCTAATTCTTTCGTCCTTCCAAAAATCTACAGAAGGTGAAATAGTCATCGTTCCTCTCCAAGAGAAGACGGCATAAGGATTTACATTCACTGCTTGTGAAGCAAATGGTTGTTCAATAAAATTTGATGTAGTGAATGATCTAGATAATAGTGAACCTCTTAAAGTATAACCAGATGATTCGGATGTTTTTAGAAACAGATCATAATTCTTATTATAGAATCTTGGTCTTGCTTCTTGACTTCTTTCATCGATAGAACAACGATAATCTAAGTTAGTAACATCACCAACACCGTGTCCAGTAAATGTATCAACCACAAATCCATTTTTGAATCTATCGTTACCATTAGCGTCAGTTACATCAAGAGAAGCTGTTTCTCTTTCTAACATATTCAATAGAGAATAATATTCAATCTTTTCGATTCTCTTCTCTATTCTTCCAATATCCCTCATTGTGTATCTCTTATTATCAATATAATTCAATTCAATATCTTTATTATTGAATGTGTATGGATTATATTTGATTCTGTAGAGAGTCATTCCATTATCTAAATCATCTGGTTCCTTAGGATTTAGATTTGCATTACCCTTCAGAACTTTAAAAGATCTATCTGTAGTTGCAACAATCTTATCAATTCTTGGTAACCAGAATGTAACATCAGCATTCATATTGGAACCAGAAATTGGAAGTACTGTTGATTCATATGGTCCAGAACCTATTAAAGCCGAGGAAGAATTTCTTACAGGTCTAAAATCTACACAGTTTCTCAAATCAAAAGTCTTACCTTTTGAAGAAGTAAAAGATGGAATTAGATCATATGAAGGATATGAATCAACATTAAAATAACCAGAACCAGTATGAGTGAAATATTCAAAGAATACACTTATTGCACCAGTTACTGTTTGTCCAGGAGCTAACGATAGAGTGCTGTATTCATAAGTAAAGTCACGTTGTCCATTATCAAAAATAAATTTATTAGTCACGTCTTTTGTTGGGTCAAACCAATCAGATTGTGAAGTTGAATTTAAAATCTTATGTATTCTCAAACCATCTGGAACAGTTAGGGATAAAATATTATCAGTTACAATTGCTGTTGAAAAGTATTTTCTTCCTGAAGCAAGTGAATTTGTATTATATGTATAAGAAGAAGTTGGTGGAGCTATTTCATAATATGAAGATGCATCTGGAATAGCCAAGAAACCTGTTGCCCCAGATATAGTTGCAATCTGAGTGGTTTCATCATAAGCAGTAATTAAGAACCCAGTAGCGCCAGACATAACACCAGTTCCAGCAATAATCTTAATTAATCCATCTTTATAATAATCAGTTGTTGAAGTATTTGCTGTTGATGCCAGACGAATTGTGGTCGGTGTATTGGGTCCAATTCTAGCATAACCAGTATTAGTTTTTGGATTTACTAGAGTTTTAACTCTTGGAGTTGTAGAATTAGGATTTACAGTATATACTACTGCAACGTTTGTTGGTCCAGTTGCACCTAGATTGATTGTACCAGTTCTATTAACATTAGAAAGTGATAATGTAAAATTAGTTATTTGTTCTCCACTTAAAGTGTTGACAACCAAATAATGTGTTTCTTTTGTTGTTGTATCAGTTCCAGTTTGAAGAGTTTCATTTGTTCCAACAGTCCAAGAAAAACTAGTAGTAGAAGCTTGTGTATATACACCCTTATATTGATAATCTGTATCTGTAGATACAGTAAATGTTCCAGGATTTAGTGGATCTTCAAGACGGAAAGTTCTGATAGTTTGCAAACCTGTTTCAAATACATAACTTGCAGTATCAGTTCCGTATAGAACACCAGTTGATCCTGAAGCTGGAGCAACTAGATCAAATTTCTTTGTTGTTCCATTAGATGATCTTAAAGATCTAACATCTGTGAAACCTGCACCTGCAGTTAAATAGATTGCAAATAGATATAATCTGTATCTAGGAACAGCAGATACAGTTGAATCGTACTGAATAGAAGAAACTCTACAAGTTCCAATTTGTGATCCGGCTGCATTATAGAAATATAATGTTTCTAGAGATGAGATATCAGGATATCCTCCAACTACTGTTACAATAACATAATTTCCATAATTCATTCCAATATCGAAACCGTTTTGTGTTTGATCATCGGAATTAGATCTTGGTTTATCTAGATCTAGATATTGTCTTGCAATAGTTTCGAATTCGTACCCTTTAACATAAGCTTTACCAGGTTCGATATAAGCTCTCAATTTATTTGTATCTGATGGATGATTCTGAACATCTAACAAGAAAGGTTTCACAGTATAATCGCCAGATTCATCAAAAGTTCTTCTTGCTAGAGTCTTTTCGATTTCAGAGTAAATAGGTCTTGTTACTTGCTTATATAATTGCCCTTCTCTAACTTCTAGAAGATCGATAAATTTATCAGCTTCTTCAGTGAAGTCTAAAGCTTTTGAAGTCAATGTTAGATTAACTTTTAATCTATGTGCACCAGGTGCAGCATAATTATAAGAACCTGTCGCATTATCTAACAGAGACTCATCATCTCCCTCATCAATAAATGTGATTTCAGATAAGAGACCTGCTTTCGCATTAGCTAATCTAGTATATTTTTCTAGATAAGTTGTTTGTTGTGGACAAATTACAAAGAATCCTTTTGTATAGAATATACCATTATCGATAGAAGCTGTAGAAGATGGACCACTAATAACTCCAGAAGCAGCTGCTAAACAAGATCCGCCCTCCGCAGCATTAATCGTTTCACTATATTCATCAAAATCAGTACCATTGAGTGGTTCAACAATAAGAGTTTTAGGATCAGATCCTTCTTTTTCAGCAATAGCAACAACTAAAGCTTGTGCTCCAGTAGTTCCGCCTGTTATTTTCTTATTAAGAAAACTGGAAATAATAACTTCATCGCCATTATAATTATCTTGAATCTTAATATATTTTCTAGTCTTGACATTAATTGTTGTCATTCCACCGACAACAATTGAACCTTCTTTAAAGATATGATTTCCAAATCTTTCTACTTGAGTTTGAAGAATAGACTGCAATTGATTCAATTCTCTAGCTTGTACTGCATATCCAGGTCTAAATAAAACACGTAGAAAATCTTTAGTCTCTGGTGAGTAATCGTCCCAATATGGTGATGAATTTAATTCTGAAATTGCTGGCATTTAATCCTCTTAGAATTGAATAATAACTCTAATATCTTCAATTTGTTCGACGTATCTTGAGAGCGGAGTTCTATTTTCTACATATATCACAGTTCCAGTATTTGGATGAACACCAACATCAGTAATACTTGATGTAGTAAAGGTAGAAGAACCAGTTGTAGTTGAAGTCGCTGCGAAATACGGATAATTTACAGATGCAGTACCAGTTCCGGAACCAACACCGGTGGCAGTGAATGTTACTCCTACATTATTCGAGGCCGCTCCGATCAGCGTGAAATCAGTAGTTCCGACTGTAACAATAGTATATGTAGAACCTGATACAAAGTTACCTGCTGTTGATGCTACTGTATTTGTAAGATTAGTTATATAAACTTTCTTATTAACAGTATCGTGTTGTACAACTGTTCCTTTTGCTGTTTCAGAATTAACAGTTCCTTGATAAATTGTAGTGTCTGCTGGAATTACTGCTGTTCCTGATATCGTCTCATAATTTAAAATGAGGCATTGATTGATAACAGAAGAAGTAGCTAAGAATCCGTAATAAGATGTATTATCTGGAAGAACGTCGAATGGTTCTGTGACAGTTAATAGTTTTGTTGATCCTACATAATCTTCGACTGTTCTCAATTGTCCTCTACCTTTTCCAGAGTATATATAAATTTTCTTCCCATTGTGGAAATCGTTTACTGCAGAATCTGTTGAAGAAAGCGTCATCTGTGATGTGGTTAAACCAGAAGTTCTTGCTTGTGCTTGTTTCAATGATCCATAGATTAATGGGTCAATTATAATGCCAATTTTTCTATATTCGTTCGATGATACAATTACACCACCTTCGTCGCCAGAAAATTTAGTTTTTGATAGTAGATTAAATGCACCCAATTCTACTACAGGATCCGAACCATGTCCACCAAATGGAGATATAATTGCCTCAGCTGCAGCTCCAGAACCGGATCCTCCAGAAAATGTAATAGAACATTCACTATAACCTGAACCTGCTGCAAATATTTGAATTTCCCTTAAAGCATTACTTGACATTCTAGCAATAGCAATCAATCCAGAACCATTTCCGGTTGCAACAACTTTTGGTGAAATGAATGCTCTCAAGCTTCCAGTAACCGAACCGCTCAACGTTAATGTATTTGTGGAACCAACATAATCAGTTACTTCTACAACTTCTTGTACAACACCAGAACCATTTTTAGTGTATAGATAACATCCATTATAAACATCATTTGTTCCACTTGGAGAACCAGAAGTTATAGCTATAGAAGCTCCTGAACCGCTGTAAGTGAACCCTTGTGTATTAGTTGTATTAGAATCATCTGTTGCTGGTAATATATTTGTGTAAGACGATCCTGAATTTGTTACTTTGATATTATACACACCACCAGGAACGGCATTAGTAATGATATCCCAATTGTCAGTTCCATCATCTTCAGTTAGGGTACGAACTGGAAACCAATCAGTCGTTAAGAATTCCGAAGCATCTAGAGGCTTCAGAGTATACATATATTTCCAGATATAACC